AGTCAAAACTATGCGTATTATAGAAATTAGTGTATATATCGTGTTGCAAATGTTCCTTTTTTTGACCACGAATATTTATAATTTCCACCAAATCTTTGTTATCAATGTAATCGCCAATGTATTTTTTACAATTTACATCATCATTATCATATAGATAAATCTTATCAAACCCCAATTTAGCATAGTGATTTACCCATTCATTTATATATAAATGCTCATTTTTCGCCATAGCACAGACAACTACTTGCATAATTCTTCAATACCTTTAATAAACTTTTTAACTAAATCTTTCTTGTGTTCGCAATTAACACAAATAATTTGGTGGTTAAAATCAAAATCTTCATCAAGTTCTGTGTATAAAAAATCAATAGGACTATCAATTGTGCCATAGACCAAATGTTCATATAATGGGTAAATATATTGATTATATTGAAACTCTGTCCTAAATGCTCTTATGTGAGGAACAATATGTTTTTTAAGCAAAGCAAATGCTGTTATACAATGAGATTTAATCATTGGTGTAAAAGAATGTTCTGGTAGCAATATTCTATTTGGTTTCCAAGAAATCTTTAATTCCTTTGCAATAGCAATACAATTGTTATAGCATTGATACCCATACATACTAACACCATAACTAAACTCTCTTTCTCTCCAACTTATTTTGATTTTACCACTTTCATCAAAGAAATCACTTGGTTCAAGTTTTCCAATAGGCAACATATCATCATTAGCATAAATAAAGTGTTCGCTTAAATTAGGAATGTTATATAAAAACATTTCAATAGTGGTGCTATTAAAAGTAGGCAAATGTTTATAAGGTATAAATCTTTCGTGTAATATGATTTCACAATTACTAGGAATATACTTTGGTTTTTGTTCTTTATTGGAAATCAATAAATAAATCTTATTGACCCAAGGCATATTCTTTTCAACAAGTCTTAATTGATAACCAATAAAATCAATGCCACCATATCTAGCACCAATTAAATCTACTATTTTCTTGTTTAAATTATGCTTTTTACAAAAGTTAATATAATTGTTTCGCCATACAATGTCTTGGTTATTTACATAGGCAACTACCATGTCAATTGTCATTTTTTCCATTTTTTAACTCTCCTATATATTCGCTTTTTTTATGCGGTAAGTTATGTTCATCAATATAATTATTTCTAGTTTCTACTGCTTGCTTTTGTGTAGCAAAGCCACCAAGTCTAATGGTTTTATGTTTAATTGAAATTACACTAATCCATTTTCTTTCTGTTTTAGACCAACTCACACCACGATAACCACTTGTATTTGTTGGTAAAAAGTTTCTATTACAACATTGAATAGTTTGGTCAACCCACCTACAATTATCTGGACTATAATCTTTGTTTCCGTCAATTCTATCTAATGTTAATTTATTTCTTCCACTTGGTAATTTTTCATATACATAACCATTTTCAAATGCCCAATTATAGAAATTAACAAAACCTTTCTCTTGGTCTTTCCATTCATCGCAAACTTTAATTCCTCTTCCACCATAAAGTTCATAATTTTTAACTTTTGGGTTTCCACACCTTTCTAACATGCTATACCAAGTAGAAAACAAAGGGTATTTGCTTAATCCGTGTTTGTTTCCCTTTCTACAACAACATTTTTCCGTTTTATGTAAAATTAATTGTCTTGGCGTTGCTAATCTAGTTTTGCCACATATACATTGTGCCAAAAACATTCTAATTCCATTATGTTTGTTCTCTTCTTTTATAACTTTCCAAGAACCATAATTTTTGCCTATTTCAATTTGTATCTTATACATATAATGTCCTCTTATATATTATAACATAAGCATAACTAAATGTATATATTTTCAATGACATTATTAGAACATAAAAAAAGACAAGTCGCAAGGACTTGCCTTTAATAATTGTTCAACCTAGATTAGTTAGAACCTTCGCCTTTTGTAATGACAGCGAATGGATAAGCATTTGGTCCAGCTTTAATGACATTGCCACTGGCAACACCACTAACTCTTTGGACTGGGTTAGGTAAAGCAACACCTAATCTCATCTTAAATCTCAAACCAATCATGTCTTGTTGGGCGAGGTTGTATAATTTTTGACCTGTTGCTGGATCATCAATTGTTGCCTCTGTTAAGAGTTTCATGCTCATTTCTTCACGGAAGGCATAAACTAAATAACGGAAATCGCCAACGATAGCAAATGCTGTGGAACTATCAAAGCCACCTGTTAAGTCAATGTGTCTTGGTAAAGCACCAACTTCACCTTGGTCACCAGCGAGAACACCTAATTCGGTAATTGTGCTACGGAAAGCACTTCTTAAACTTGGTGCACCGAGAATGGCATTTGGAACATAACCAGAACTTTCAACATAGGACATTGCGTCACTAACTGCGTTGTAGAAGGACAAACCACTTTGACCGTCCCATTCAACTGTTGCTTGTGCTGCGGTAGCTTCGGCAACGATACCTGTGAAATTATCCCATGGACTATCATCGCCAAAGAAAACGGTAGCGTCAATAACCTCTTGGAAGGCAGCCACGATTTCTTCTGTAATTGTTGGAATAACGGAAACACCAAAATCTTCGGTGTCTGCTAATGTTTCTTCACTAATTGCAACGATACACGCAATTGTTTCAGCTTCTAAATTGACACCTTCCCAAGCAATTTGAGAAATTGGTTTACGGTTGATTTCAGCACCTTCTGTGTTGACTGGGTTTTGTGAGTTTTTAACCCAACCTGCTTTTGCTAATGCTGTTAAAACATTTAATTTGTAGGTCTTACCTCTCATATCTGGTAATCTACGACCTAATTCAAGTGCTTTGGAACGACCACGAACACCTGCGATAATTTCCCTAGCATATTCAACTGGGAGAACGACATCTTTGTTTACAAGAGCCATAATTATTTTTTTCCTTTCTTGTTAGTTTAACTAACTACATCTTTGAGAATGTTGCCCATTTTATCAAAAGCTGCTTGCTTTTCATTGCCATTACCACCTTGTGGGTTTCCACTTGGGCTAGTGACAACTGTTGAATGGGTAGCACCATGTGGTAGGTTTGCCTCATAATCTTTCTTGACATCTTTAATTACTTTGTCTAAATCGCCTTCATTGGCATTGAGTAATCTAGTGTCATTTTTAAGAAAGTCTGGTAAACCTTCCTTTGCTAACTTACCAGAGATAATAGAACTACGCTTATAAGCACGCAATTCGGTTAATTCTTGTTGGTCAGCGTCTTGTTGTTCTTTGATTTTTTGGGCAGCGATTTCTTCGGCAGTCATATTTGCTTGCTCTTTGGCTTTTTTAATGTCATCATCATACTTTTTACGCATATTAGCCATTTGACCATTATGTTGAGCAGTCAATTTTTCGGTTGCCTCATTAACTCGTGCGTCAATTAAATCATTGAGTTCTTGTTCGGTTGTTGGTAATTTTGTTTCCATAATTACTTTTATATCTCCTCTCCTAGATATAGTGCTAGGGTCACATAACTTGGCATAAGCCACTCTACTTTAAGGCAAGTAGGCAACCTTTATAACTTGGTCTAAACTAGACCTTATTATCACTTAAATCTTGACTTTTACCGAGAGTGTCATTGTTTTTGTTATCTTCTTGGTTGATGTCAATTGGGGTTTTATTTTGTCTTTCTAAATTAGTAGAGTTTAACCCCTTATTATTATTTTCACTTTCTTTTTTTCTCTTGTCAACATACTCATTAAACTCTTCTACACCTTTTAAGTAATCATCAACATTAGGAATAAATGATAAACCTTGTAAACCAATTCGTGGGTCTAATAAACCAATATTTGCCAAATTGACAAGGTTTCTAACCATATCGCTATCATTACTTGGTAAAGTTCTTGTATAAACTAAATCAATGTTGTCAAGGTTAAACCACACCTTATTATAAAGTGTTTTGTCATAGTTCTTAACAAAGTCTAATGTTAAATCTAAAACTAACATATAACCCTTGTTAAACCATTTTTCTTTTTCAAGGCAAAGGTCTAATAATGGTTTTGTCTTTGCTTTAAGAACTGGATCACTAGCATTTTGTGTAAACTCAACACTTGTGAAATCTGGAATATGTGAAATATAGTGAATATCACGCTTGATTTGGTCGGCAAGTTTTTGAATATCGGTTTGATTTAATGGGTTTGATAAGAACCTTGCGTCAACATTATCACCTTCTAATGGCAATACACGATAAGATTTAATGAGTTCAAGAGCAGCTTTTGCCTCTTTCTCATCACCAAGTCTTGCATTTTTAATGAATAACAAATAGTTCATAATGTCATCAACATTTTGGAAACGATTATTCATTAAACCACTATATAAGGCAATAAGAATTAAAACTACTTTGCAGTCGCTAATACAATTCTTATTATTGATGAACTCAACAATAGGAATATCTTTAAAACCATGATATGTTTTGTAAGTTAATTCAGCACCATTGATAAGGAATAAATTAAATGGGTAAACTTGGAAAACCATTTTTGTTGGAACACTAATTTGTGGTGTGTAGTAAGCATACATTTTATCTTTTGTATAAATAATACAAACATAGCGACCAACACCATAACCGTCTACCTCGTAGTAAATGGTGTAAGCGAATAATCTTTTCATTGCTACCGAGCAGTCATAGACAACATTTGTGTATAATGGGTCTAGGGAACGATATTTTGGAAAACTATCGCCTTCTTCATTATATAAACATAAGAAACCACTACTTGTAATAGACATATTTAATGCCACATCACTAATTTCTTCTTCAAAGTCATTGTGTTTTTGTTTTAATGTAAAGGCACTAATTCTTTCTCTTTCTTTTTGACTACCAGTTGTGACAATATCAGGAACTCTACCAAGAAATGTAGATGTCGCAGTATCACATAATGGTTTTAATAAATCATAGGTAAGATTTAGTTTTTTCAACTTTTTTAACTTAAAAACATCAACATATTCTGGGTTATACATTGCTTTTTGAATTGCCATTAAACGAATATCTTTACCAATTGCGTCTTTCCAAAAGATTTGATACCAAAAAATGCGTTGCACTACTTGTTCAAGTCCAATTCCTGTATCTAACATTTTTTGGTCAACATTCATTCTTATCATAATCAATAACCTCTAATTGCTTTTGCAAAGATAGAAAACCTATTATCGGTATCTACTTTACCACTATACTTATATTCATAGTTTAACAAATATTGCGAAATTGTATCAACAAAATCGTCATGTCCCACATTTGGAAACCTTAAAACTTGTTCAATATATTCTTCAATATCAGGTTCTATACTTTCATCTGGAAAGTATATATTTCCACTTTCAAAATAGGGGGTCACACTACTAAATCTTGCCTCTTTACTCGCACCTTTTGGATCAAATGGAACAAAACCACCTATTTCTTTACCTAATGTTTCAATAATTGGACCACCAATTGCTTTTTTCTCAATGAGTTTCTTTTTTAATTGTGGGTATTGAGAACAAATTGTTTTCAGTGTTTTTTGAGTATCTAAAAAACTTGCCCTTTTGCCCCATATTTTTAGCAAATAGTGGTCACCACCATTTCTACCCCATAAAGACATACAATATGGATCGTTTTCTTTTTTAGTGCCACCGAAAGATAAGTCGCAAGATAACACTAATTCTTCAAAAGCACTAGGTTTTGTTGTCTTATCATAGAACTTAATATCACTACGCTTAACAAGATTACCACCCTCAATATAAGGTTTGCCTTGATAGTTTGCTTGGAACAACCTATTGCCTAATGCTTTCCTAGTTTTTTCTAACCAAACACTATCAAAACCTAACTCTGGGCATAATGTTTCGCCTATTTTTCTATGTAGTAATCTATCTTCGCCTTTTTCCCAAACACAAGGAATATTGACTACAACCCAGTCACCTGTTTTTTCAAGTTCGCCAATTAAATCGTCATCGTGCCAACGAGTGTGAATTACAATAATCGCATTACCTTTGCCCCTAGCACGAGTGACTACTGCCGATTTGAAAACTTGACTAATATTTGCTCTTTCTGTTTGGTTATTTGCTTGTAAATCATTTTTGTATGGATCATCAACAATAATTAAAGAACCACCATGACCTACGATACCACCTTGAATACCAACCCCCATAATACCACTATCAACATTTGGGTTTTCAGCTTTGCCTACCTCGTGGCATTGAAAAAGGTATTTATTGTCTTGTGATGTGTTAGTTTCAATGTTAAAAAGTTCCTTACCATATTGTTTGATAAGTTGTCTATTATTATCACTAAACTCTTCGGCAATATCTGCATTATATGCAGTTAAAATCGCCCATTTTCCTCTATTTCTACCAACAAACCAACTAGGTAAAGTCTTTGTAATAGTAGTGGTTTTACCATGTTGA